CAACATCCCAAGGTGCAATAACATTCCACACCACTCTTGGAACAGATGCTAAGTCCGTTATCATACCCTTTTTACAGGTAACTTCACCTGTGCTAGAAATGTTTGCACCTACTTTATGTAGAATACCAATCTCAGCTTTTGTTAAATCATCCACTGCAAATGACAATGTTTTTTCTAGTTTCCATGTTTTAGGCGGTGTAAATTCTGCACTAATTTTACCGTTGAATTTTCCCATCTTTGTCTTCCTTTTTATCTATGGGTTTTACGGCCTTTTCATAGTAAATAATAATCTGTTTTTGTTGGTCAATAAATCTCTTCAACTCTGCCATGTTGTATGCAATAGTTTCATAGTCTCTGACACTCAAAGCATAAAAAAGTAAATCGCCGTTTTCTTTCTTAAACCGTTTCTTAAAATCCTCCAATGTATTTTCTGTCACCACATAAAAATAAATATCACCCAGTTTTACTGGGCCAGGCCTATTCTGTGTCGGTATCTTTCTTTCTACCTCTACAGTCTTAACCTCTACTGGTAAAACATCACGCCAACTACTACACCCACTACTTAACAAGAGGAGTGGGAGGAGTAGCACCAGTGAGACTTTCAAGCGACCTAAAAAGTTTCTTTGTTCCATTGTTTATCTTCTTTTCTACCAGCCCCGGCTTTTTCATGCTCAACTTTGCGAGGTCATGTTTTCGTAATTTATCTATGAGAGTATTTTTATAACTATTTGCTTTGTCCAAGTCTGATTGTAATTCTTTATTTAGTTCGTCAAATTTCTCTCTATCGGCAATCAAAGTATTGATGGTATTATCTTGTGCTGCCTTTGCAGCCATAATCTTTGCATTGTTTTCAGTGAGAGTTTGAATCCTTGACTGTGTGTCCTTGTAGTAGTAATAACCACCATAGACCGCACCACCGACAAGTCCAACAACAACTACTAGTAAATATAACTTAATCATCTTCTTTCCTATTAATTACTGAAAGTGAAGTGGTCTTTTAGTTCAATACCATGTGACGCTAGAACTAAGAGAAAATCTCCAGTTCCATCTTCATATAATAAATTATCACCGGCATCATCAGATGTATCTAAAACTAAACCACCTGTTCCATCCTCTAAAAGCAAGTTATCTGGTTGAGGTCCAGCGTCACCGACAAACTGCCCACTTGACGCTTCATATTTAAGAAATCTACCATTTACTTTTGCTGACCCATCAACATCTGTCAAATCAGCAAGTTTCTCTGCACCACCGCCACCAGAACCAGCAAACCCCATCTTTCTAAGGTGTTCATTAATCTTTGTTTTGAATTCAGAAAGCTCCCTATTCAACGCTGGTTCTGATTCAAATGGCTCTGGATAATCTATTTGTTCTGGGATATTTATCTTGGGTAAATACTCCTCTACAGTCTTTTGTTTTACTGATTCAAAATCTACCTCTTTCCCCTGAGTGAAAGGTGTTGTGAGAGTTTTGTTGATAAAATCAACCCTTTTCTTGTGTTGTCTCTCTTCTTCAATTCTCTCCATCTCATCTTCAGCAGCTTTAATCAACCCTGCTCTTTTTGCTATATTGTCTAGTTCTTTCTTGAACTGCTCTACTTCAGACAATCTTTTTACTGGTGTTTTTTCGATTGTCTCTGTGACAACCTTATCCACAGGAGATTTTCCCACAAATCTTTTTGTGGTGCGGCCCACTCCCAATCTTTTCAGTTTATCATTTACAGGCATGTGACATACCTCTTTAATCTGTCGCCATAACGGGCCTCGACTAAATCAAGGTTGGTGCTTGTGTCACCGGCTCTGATGATATTATAGCTACTGTCAATAGCGAGTGGCGTTCCCCACCGCACTCCGAGAGAACCAATTTTTAACTTTTCATCCCTATATGTATCGTGTTTAGCAAATGTGTGGATGTAATCTTTTGCCGTAAATTTATAGGACGCTGGTGTTGATTTTATTTTTAGATTATCATTGGCGATAGACCACCTCTGGAAATCGTCTGTATCAAAAAAGTGTCTGACATTTGCAAAACTTGCGGGGTCATTTACAGCAGTGAGTGACCTATATCTAACCTCACTCCATTTGAGAGTGAAGTTCCACCACCACATAAGTGTCGGCACAGTTTTGATTTTGATTGGACAAGCGTCAGATAAAGCGTCAATTTGGTCCCTTATATCTAGAAAATCTTCTTGTGCTAAGAAATCATCAACGGTGCTACTAATTCTGTCTTGATCATTTGCAAAAGCACTTGACCCGAAACACTGGTCACCCAGTTCGCCAGTAACAACTAAACTTGTTTTTAGTGCTTTTGCGATTTCTTTAGTCGTATTGCTTGTGAACATATCATCAGCTAAATATCGATCTGTGGGCCTCGTTGTTAATGGTGTCTTTGCCACCGTTAGTTTCCCATCAATATGATCAGCGTAAAACTGAGGGTACTCATCAATTGATGCGTCACTGCAATGCACTGTTAAATCACTTAATCGATTAGTTGGGACAGTTTTAAGCAAGGCAACCAGTGCGGTTGTACTGTCTATGCCACCAGACCAAAAAACAGATATTTTTTTATTCTCATTCCACAAATCTGTTGCCCTAGCATCAGCGACATTTTCAAATGTCTCATCAAATGACCCAACATTTGGTATTGCTGGTCCGGTCAGTTTTAGTGGTGACGGTAGTGTTCCACTGCGGTCAACTGGAACCCAAAGGCTATGAATCTCATGTGCTAGTTTTTCAATCGCAGTCGGTTTATGGCCTGTGATTCCAACCACATCTATCATATCAGGTCTTGCAAGGTATAAGGTATCACTAAGAGTCTCATCAAATACCGTTTCACTTGTTGCTTTCTCTTGACCTAACAAATTAACTAGTCTTCGTAAAGCATTAGCACCACAATTTGCGCTCGAATAAAACACAAGTCTGACAGTTGAACTAGAAGGTAATTCCGCCGCAAATGCTTTACACTCTGGGCACTCATTTGCATAATCATCTGCGGCTTTTAAATAAGAGTTTTCATCCGTTGATATCGCCAATATCTTCCTTGGGTCAGTTTCATTATTAATCGCATCAATCATGCTTTGAAGTTTCTCGTCAAGTGCGGCTCGTATTTCTGGTGTTTTCAAAGATTTGAAAGCAGCGATAACCTTTTCTTCAATCGTGTCACCGTTGATCATTGAAGCATCTGCCAACAATCTTGATCCGCTGAGAAACTCTCTACATTCCGTTTCATTGATTTTTTCTGGGGGAAAATGCCAACTTTTTGCAGCACTACACATTTCATTCAGTCGCTGTAACGCAACTCTACGCACTTCATTGATAGGTTTGTATTGTTCAACAAATCTATCTTTAGTGTCATTAAGCACCATGATCATCGTGTCAATGTCACTAGGTGATTGATTGCTACCCAAAATCATCAGGATGTTGCTCCTGCCACTGTACCAGAGTTGTTGAGCGTTTGAGAGACACCTGACACTGCCCGAATCGCTTTGCCCGCTGCGCCACCCGTACCGCCAGCACCGTTGTTCACTTTACAACCACTGGCGGTGGCAGCAGCACCGTTTGCCCCTGCGGCACCAAAGTCACCACCAGCGCCAGAAGCGCCGGTATTACTACCGTTATCTGAGGCACTTCCGGCGGCTGCCGTAGCATTAGCAGTACCAGCGCCAGCGCCACCGCTGGCAGCAGCGAAATTACTTCCGTTTTGACAAACACCCTCACTGTCTACTGCTGACCCTCGTTGTTGGTTTCCACCACCAGCGCCACCGCCTCCGCCACCGCCTTGTATTTTTGCGCCCGATAGGTTGTTAATTGTGACAGTCACATCTTGCATTGACATTGCGTGGCCACCGGCGCCACCAGATGCACCATTACTGAGGTCACCTACTCCTCCGGCACCACCTTTGCCGACCACATTACCAGAATTGTTTATGGTGAGCACTGAGTCAGAGGTAGCTAAATCAACTACAAGAGATGGAGTACTAGTATTAGCTGAGTATACGGTTACACCGGCATCGATGTTGAGTACAACAGTGATAGCATCGCTGCCGTTCCAATTACCCGCACCATAACTACCACCGTTATTTGAGAGATCAGTAGCAAGATTATAATTATTGACATCACTACTAATCGTAACGGTAAAGTCAGCAGAGGCAGCGGCAGCGGGAGTAACGACACCAAAACCTAAAACTTGATAACCAAAACTCATTACATTAGTCCTTATTAAGCATCAGTTGCAGCAGATGTTGTGAAGAAAATCTGAATACCTAATAATCTGGCATCTGCTGATTGGTCGTCGGCCGAAACATCTCTCTCAATGTTAAAGAATGTCATGGCATCATCAGCGGCGTTTGCTATTGTTAAAGCACCACTTGTTGCAGTAACATTTATATCATTAGATGTGCCACTGTGTGCTTTTGCTGTAGGAGCAACTGCTGTACCAAAAGCAGTGTCAATAACACCATTGTCAACAGTAGAACCCCCTGCCAATGACCATGAAACTGTTCCTGTATTTGTTCCTGTTACCGTAAAGAAGGCTCTAAAGGTGACCGTGCCAGCATTCCATGACTTTGGAAAAGCCACCGTGAACTGTGCATTTTCATCACTACTAGGATCAAAGTCTAAACACTTTAATTCTGGACGGCCAGCGGTTCCCTCTACTTGAGCGAGTGCAGCGCAGCCGCCGGTCGTTGTTGGATACATTGCAGCGGCGGGAACATATATTGTTTCTAAACCAGCAGTTTTTATAACCGCACTAGCTACAGTTGCACCAGCAGTATCAAGATCAACTGTACCGTCAGCCGCAATTGCAATCGCACCAGCGGTTGTTGCAGTACCAATCGTACAAGCATCTTTGAGTAATAGGTCATCAACCAGTGTTACAATACCAGTGGCTGCAATTGTGATAGCAGATGTTGAAGAAGCAACACCTATAGTGCCGCCGTCTTTAATTAGAATATCATCAGCAAAGGTTACGATACCACTATCTGCTAAAGTCATTACAGCGGCGACAGTTGCATTACCTATAGTCCCACCATCCTTGATTAAGATATCATCAGCAAAAGTAACAATGCCTGTGGATGCTAAAGTCATTACAGCAGCGACAGATGCGTTACCTATGGTCCCAGCATCCTTAATTAGAATATCGTCAGCGAAAGTAACAATACCAGTAGATGCTAAAGTCATTACAGCAGCGACAGATGCATTGCCTATCGTACCGGCGTCTTTGATTAAAATATCGTCAGCAAAAGTCACAATACCAGTGGATGCTAAAGTCATCACCGCAGCAACAGATGCGTTACCTATAGTTCCAGCGTCCTTAATTAGAATATCATCTACAAATGTTACTATACCTGTTGAAGCAATAGTAATAGCAGAGGTGGAAGATGTAACACCAATTGTGGCGGCATCTTTTAAAATTAAATCATCCACCAAAGTGACAATACCTGTGGATGCGATAGTAATAGCAGATGCCGACGATGCAACACCAATCGTACCACCATCCTTAATTAGAATATCATCTACAAATGTTACGATACCTGTTGAAGCAATCTGCATCGCAGCGGTTGAAGATGCAGAACCAATATTACCGTTATCTGGAACAATCACACCACCATCAGCTGAAAGTGTGATAGTGGTTGCAGAGATTGCACCATTGAATATTGCCTTACCCGCATCACTCATATCAAGTGTGAGTGCTGTTATATCAGAAGCATCATCAGTGCCCTTAAAGATAATATCTGCATCGCCTGCTTGAGCGTCTATCGTAATGTTTCCAGAACTTGTTGCGATACTAACGGCAGCATCACCAGTGGTAATATTATCAGCAGCGACATTTGAGCCCGAACTAACAGTATTGTCCAAGGTGACAACATCTGAATTCAGAAGATTATACTGAACTCTGAGAGTTTCTAGTGTGTCTGTAGTATTTACTGTTGTTGATGTTACAGCCATTTTTCCCTACCTTTTCAATATTTATAAAGGATTTCCTCGACAAATTTACTTTTCTGTTTTTCACGCAACTTTGCTCTTTTCTCTCTTTGAGCTTCAAGTCTTTCACGATGTTGTCTATATGATTTAGTTCTGCCGTCAAATAATGCCTTTTTCTTTTTCTTCTTTTTTCTAACGATAGGTTCATCAACCATCCCTGGCGGTGCGTTTGCCACAGAAGTTGTTGGCGCATCTTCATCAATTTCTTGACCAGTGCGAACATCTACCTCTTTCCAAAATTTCATTGGTTCAAATCCTCCAGCCCTACATATATTTCTTCTTTTGTTTTGAGATGTACAACAGGAAATATATCCACACCCAATATGGAATCAATCGGTGCCTCATCCTTGTAAGCAATAACTTTATCACCTTTCTTTGCAGCCAACTCCTCTTCCTCTTTACTCAATATATCATTTGCTAATGTGTATTCACCTTTAGGAAGAACTTCACCAAATCCTATAACTTCCTCTGATATGGAATCATCTATTTCATATCCCTGCTCTTTCAAATATTTCATAAATTCCTTTTCAAAAACATCTGGATCATCCACTGACTCTTTGAAGGTATCTTTGAGAAGGAATAACGCAGCAGCATAACTTCCCAACTTAGTTCTAAGTCCAGGCACCTTTCCGAATATTTTTTTGATGTTGAATACAAGTTTATGAAGAACAGTGTATGCGCTCTTCTCTTCTGTTGTGCGAAGTGTGGTTGGTTTATTTGTGCCTGGCTCTAACTCTCGTTTTCCATTCTCATCTATAATTCCAAGTTTGAACGCATCAGTATTCTTAAATGGAGTAACCAACAATTTTATAAACCTATATGTTACAAATAAATCTATCGCTCTGCCCATTACAGTTTCCTTAATGTATCTAAAGTATATTTATCTTCCTCAATCCTAGACAACTCATCTTCTCTTATCATATTTAAATACAATAAAAAAGACTTGAGTGTACCAAAATACTCTTGCTGTATTTTATACAAGAGCAAAGTCACGCAAGCCTCTGGCCCAAACAGATTTCTTAATATGATAATATGATTGAGTATCAATCTTTCTTTGAGTATATTTGTCTCTTTATACTTTCTCAAAAGACGCTTAATATATTTAAACCTCTTCATATCATCATAAAATTCTTTTTCACCTTCGCAATGAGGATTATCATAATGCCTAATTGCGAACATAGTGATATTTTCACTAGTTATCTTTTTATACATTACATAATTTTAGCACGCAACTTACATTGATTAGTATCAGTCATCTCATAAGTCAGATTTAACGAAAGGCCACCTTCTCTTTGATGGGAAATACCATCATCATTCATAAATTCAGTATGTGGTGTATCAACATCTTTACCAAAACGACCACCAAACAAAGTAAGAGGCAAGCTAACACTACCACTTTCTTCTGTCATTGGAGGAACTTGGTCAAATGTCAATCCAAGTTTCATAAGAGAGTTTCTAATATGTCCAATTGCATATCCACTATCTTGTTGGCTCCCCTCTAAAATTTTTCCTACCATCGCATTGATTTTTTGAATGATAGCTTCACTAAAATACCCATTAGATGGATTTTCTACATGACCAAAGGGTTCAGTATTTACGCTAAACGCATCCCCCTCACTAATATATTTTGCAAATGACTTCATCTTTCTCTCCATCTTATGATAGATTGTTTAGTTAAAAGTAGTGGGGGGTAATTAAACCCCCCACCAAAGTATAGTTAAGCAACAGCAACACCTGTACCGGCATCGGCTGCCCGAGTTCCACCACCACTCGTTGATACAAGTGCCCAAGAAGCACCTGTCCAACGTAATAGAGCGTTATCACCAACAGCAGCTATATCAGCAACTGCATATGCACCCAAAGTATCAGCTGGAGTGATTTCATTAGTATTTGTTCCCGAAGCTTTGGCAACAAAAATCTCTTGACCAATCACTGTTCCGTCAGCAAGTGTAAGCGCACCTGTGCCAGTACTTGTAACCAAATGAGTACGAGTACCAAGCGCAAGAGCAACTGCTGTACTAGCAACCTGTACTTGAGCACTAGAACTAGGAACTGTTCCACCAAAGACTGTACTAAAAGTAATCTTTTTGTTAACTGGTGTTCCAGCAGGACCATCTACAACATGCAACAAGTCTGTTACATCTGGTGCAGCGGTCAGTTCTGTAAGTGCTGTAATTTTCTTATCAGCCATTTAATTTCTCCTTTAAAAGTTAAATGATATTACGCAACCGCAACACCTGTACCAGCTTGAACCGCACGAGTTCCGCCACCACTTGTGGAAACGAGTGCCCAAGAAGCACCTGTCCAACGCAACAAGGCATTATCACCAACAGCAGCAATATCAGCAACCGCATAGGCACCTAATGTGTCAGCAGGAGTGATTTCATTGGTGTCTGTTCCAGAAGCCTTTGCAACAAAGATTTCTTGACCAATGACAGTACCATCAGCAAGTGTAAGAGCACCTGTCTGTGTGCTTGTAACCAAGTGAGTACGAGTGCCAAGAGCAAGAGCAACCGCCGTGGCGCCAACTTGTACTTGAGCACTGGAACTAGGAACATTTCCACTGAAAAGTGTACTGAATGTTAGTTTTTTGTTAACAGGCGTTCCAGCTGGACCGTCGATAACATGCAACAAATCTGTTACATCGGGAGCCGCTGTAAGCTCCGTGAGTGCTGTAATTTTCTTATCAGCCATTTATTTTCTCCTAATAACCCCCATGCTTAATTGCACTTTGGGGGGAATGTTACTGAAGGTATGAACGCATCATCCTTCATCACTTTCTTCATCATCTAACTTTTTGAGAAAATCATCGCATTGTTGAATTGCACCAGCAAGTGCGTTTTGCAATGCGACATTTTCTAATTTTGCTTTTTCAATTTCTTGTTGTTTAATCTTTGTGCTTTCTAAATCTCCTACCAAAGCCTCTTTTCTTTCCAAAATGGATTCTGCATTAATACTCATAATTCACCTCATAATATTGTTTGTTGTATGGTTATTTAGGACACCGTGAAAGAAGCATTTTCATCAAGTTGAAGCAAGAACTCAGCCTTATCTCCATCTTCCAATGCAAAGTTTCCGAAACCAGATGGGCCCTCATCGGAACCACCATCGTCAAGCCTCAACCCTTCGTCCCGTGTTTCACTTAAAATTATATCGCTGTATTTCATAACTCTGCCGGTATTTTCTGTGAAAGAATCATTAGATAGAATACCCAAAGTATTGTTGGTTACGGCAGATGTTTGCGTATCGACTGAAGCAGCAAGTTCAAAAGCAACAATTCCAGCATCCAGATTAGATACGCTTCTACGGAAAGTCAATGTTGCAAAATCTGAACCCAGAGCGGTTGCTTGTTTCAATACAATATTCACATCACCAACCACAGCGACTGGCTCATTGAAATACGCATATACAACAATGTCACCAAGAGTAGAGGAAGCAACACCTGTGAAAGTGTCTCCATCTGGATAGAACTTTGTCTTATCTGTGAGATTACCAATCGTACACATAATTACTGTTGGGTCACCCACACCACTTTCCCGCAGACTTCTGCTACAGACAAGAATTTCTGGGTCAGCATCTGCATTATCATTTCCCTGTGATGCTGTACCGGCTGCCATTACCCAACCAGTATCAGTGGCGACACAAAGACCTCTAGCATAGTCGCTGCCTCCTCCAGAACCTGTTGGTAAGAATTTGGGTGCGTTTTCTGCATCACCATCTTGATATCTCAAAAAATGTTCAGCAGCAGACGCAACACCAGCACCATCTCCGTTAAAAATTATTTTGTCACCGGCATTTGCACCAGCACCATCTGTTCCGCCGTCTTCCATTATAATGAAACCGGCATTTCTTCTACTCCAAAGCGACATTTTGCTCTCCTATTCTTATCGAATATGTTTTTATTATATTTATACTATTTAAACCCTAGACGCTTCAATTCACCAATAGTTTTTGCAACATCGGTATGACGAATACCAATACCACCTTTGTTTTCCCACTCTCTTATATTCTTCATATAATCGTCTATCAAAATATTCGGTTTACCGTCTGTTTTAGCATATAGTTTTTTATCTGCTCGTTTGACCAGATTGATATTGCGTGTTGGGACACCTGTATGCCTGGCTAACCATGTCATTTTACCATTCTTAGAACTTGGATCACGACCAGAATACGCTGACAAGATGTAAGGATTATACCGAGAAATAAACACATAAAGTCTTTTACCCCCTGGCATCCATTCAAGATTTGCCCAGAAACCTTTTGTCTGGTTAATCTTGTTCCACCGTTCATTCTTATCAGCAGTTGCAAAATCACCACCAACGGCTTCATCTGCACCTTTCATAAAATTACATAAAACTCCGTCCATATCACAATAGATATTTGGTAAGTCTCCTTTTGAGACTTCTGTCATTTGCAAAAGTGTTTTCATAAGTATACTCTATCAGATATCTATCCTATTTGTCAGCCTTTTATTTCTGGATTTAATGTAACAACAGACATATCATCACCCGTCATTGTCTTGCCAGGTTTTGCCTTAACTGAACGAGCCTTTTTCATCTCAATATTTTCACGGTCAGAAGCTTCCCAAACCTTCTGCACTGCATCTTTCATGCTTTGCATTTTCAACTCATACTGTTTTTGAAGTGCCTCACCAATCTTCTCTTTATCTTTTTCAGATGGGTCTTCTTTGCCTGTCTTTTTCTCAGAACCTGATTTATAGTTCTTATCAACATAGTCAAAGAATTTCTTCTTCTCTTCATCTGACTTCAAATCAGCAGGAGAGTTGATTTTGAATTTCTTCATGGCTGCACTGAAGAACTTTTCATATTCTTCTTTTTTGCCTTCATCAAGTTCAGCCTCTTCTTTCTTTTTCTTTTTTCCACCATTACCATCATGATTGTGGTGAGATTCTGACTTTGTGATTTTAAGTTCATTAATTGAAACACCCTTTTCAACACCATGCTCAAACATTACATCATACCACGCAATGTCACCACCAGAATTAGGAATGGCATGCATACCATGAACAGGTTGGCCTTCACCCCAATCTTCATGAACAACATTCTTTGCACATAGGTGTTGAGAGTTTGCAGCATTAGGTGAGGACTCTAATCCTTCTTCTTTTGGTTGCTTATTTTCTGTTCGGCGATTATCACCACCAGAAACTCTTTTTTTCTCTCCAAGTCTTGTTTTATACTCATCAAGTTTCGCAGCATCTTTCCAAACATCAAGAATGGATGATTCAAGTGTATCGTTTTTTGTTTCTAGGTATTTGTTACCCATTTTTCTTCTCCTGTAATTTTTTATTCATCCGTTCTAGTGTGGATTCTTCACCAATTTTAATTTTATCTTTTTTCTTCAAATTTTTCATCTGCTGTTTTATTTGTTTTGGTGTTCCTTTAAAAACAACAGGTTTTTTCTTCTTCTCATCAAGGCTTTCTTTCAATCCCATCAGCAAGTCCTTATGGGACTTTGCGATCTTTGCTTGAAACTTTTCTTTGTCCATAGGTTTTTTTAGACTGTTGTATTTTGCGATAACCGCAAGTGCAATTTTCTGTGGAACTTTTACTTTCTTTTTGTCTAAAAACTCCACCGAATATTGGCCACGCAATGAGACAGACTTTCTCAACTGCATCATAATATTTTTGCCTGCTGATTTAATATCATCATCTGTTGCAGATGTATCAATATCAGCGGGGTCTATGTCTCTAGCTTCTAGTCTTTTTGATCTTATTGATTCTAGTTTCTCACGGTGTTGACGATATTCTCTAGTTCTTCCGTCAAGATTTTCACCAAGTGCTTCGTTCTGCCTCTTGAGAACAGCAGCAACTTGTTTATCCTGAGATAATCCGCCCTTAATTTTTTCAATTGCCTTTACCGCACCCGAATAGTTACCACCCTTGTATCGTGGGTCTGAAGCAATGCCGATTGCCATTTTGATTTGTTTTGGAGAATATGCTTCATCCATCCCGACTTCCTCAAACATCGTTCCACCTTGTGCCTCAATTTCATCCTTGTATTCATCTGCCATTTGTTGAGCAACATATTGACGAGTCTGTTTATCAAACATGTTTCGTACATCACCACCAAATTCTTTAACATATTTTTTTGCACCAGCATCAACTAGATACATCCACAGTTTGGGGGCTTTCCTATGGTCATACTTACCACTTTTCATCTTCCTCTGCATATTTTTAACAATTGGGATTAACTGTGATTTATACAACTGAGCATCATTTTCAATATACATTTTCAATTCATCAGCAGCATTCTTATCAACTGCTTCATCAAGTTCATCTTTTTCTGTGACTGCTTTTTGTAAATCTTTTGCCTGACCAGCGTGAGCTTGACTTGCACCCTTCAGTTTCTTGATAATCTCTTTTACCTTCGGTTCGTCTTCTTTGTCAAGTTTCTCATCAAGTTCAACTTCTTCTTTCATAACATCTTTTACGGGAGGATTTATTTGTCCTTTATCAGTTTTTACCATAAGGATTTTGCCTGATTGTCCCATAACTACACCGCTAACAGTATCACCAAATTTTTTAGATAGTTGTTGTATCTCTCTATCAGAGGACTTTGCAACTTTAACAGTGACCTTATCACCCTTTTTGAACTCTTCATCAAGTTCAACTTCTTCTTTATACATATTCAACTCAAATGGTTTTGAACCACCCTTGTTGTATACTTGAACTTGGATAGAACCCTTGTCACCTTTCAGACGATACTTGTTTGTCTTACCCTCTGATGGCTTTCTGGGACCAGTTGCGACCTTATCAGAAATCTCGTCAGGGCTAATTGTAATACCATGAAGCTTCTTTGCCATCTTGTATGCGTGTTGCATGGCAGACGAGAAATCCTTATGATAGAGGTCATACTTGGCTTCATCAAGGTCAACTTCTTCAATTACATTTTTAGGAAATGATTTTTCAATATACTTCACCACATCTTGAGTAGAACTACTATCCATCTTTGCAACAATCTTGAACTTACTGCCAGATTTAGATGCAATTGTTTGACCACCCATTCCAGTTTTCTCTAACTTCTTTCCATCAGTTGATAACATTTTACCATCCATAGACCTACCATCATAGAACGCATCTACAACCTTTTTATCTTTTGGATTTAATGCTTCATCAAGGTCAACATCTTCTGCTTTTCCTGGCGACCCTCCAACTTTTGCTCCCGGCGACATATAAACTTCACCACCTTTTTGTTTTTTCATTTTCATCATATCTGCCTTTGACCCTACAGCAACAAACTTTCCTTTAACTGCAAGGGCATAGTTTTTAGATTTCATTTCATCAAGTTCCACTGACTCAACTCCAAACCTTTCCCTCAGTTTGTTAAGTTCAGCACCCTTCATATTATACTTGATAATAAGTTTTGTTACTGCACTCTGACTAACAAAAGGAATATCTGCTTTAAACAACTGTATGAGCACATCCTTGTCTTTAGCAAACCTATCCATCATTGCGCTAAGTTTATTAGCATTTGCCGTGCTAATCCTTTTATCACGCATTGGTTCATATGCTTTTTTAAGTTTATCAATCTGAGTAGAACTCATTGACTCGGCTTGGAGCATCTCTTCCCGTGCTTCACGCATTGTTCTTGTATAACTTGTCATTTTCTTAACCCTTCATTAAGTCTGTAACTGTTTTACCTTTTTCCCAAAACTTACATGACCAATATCGTGCTTTCCATTTTGGGCCTGGATTAGTATCACACTGATGTCTTGCTCTAAAAGCTTTTAATCGGCCTGGACTATCTCGTTTGATTTCCATGTTAGGGTCACCAAACTCAACCTTTACCACATTACCCTTATCATTTCGCACATAAACCTTATATTTCTTTGTATCACCCTCTGTAGGATTATTTAGGTCTACAGGTCTTCCATCATACTCTGCTTTTTCTGTAAGTTCACCCCATTCATTTGATTCACTAAGAGTTGCACCCTTGACCATTTTTTGGTCTAACTTAACAACTTCAGCACCAGTTGCGTATTTTTTAGATGGATGCTGCTTTAACATTCGTTTTGCAGTTTTAGCAAGTTCACCCTCAGTTCCAAGAAAAATCTCTGTCTTAGCTGGTTTTATTTTTCCGTAGTTGAGACTCATCTTATTTGTACTAGCAGGAATCTCTTTGTAATGAATCAAAAGGGCGTGAGTTGCACCACGCAAATCTCTAGTGCCTGTTGTATGAGTTTTACCTTTTTTATCCTTTACTGTGACTTGCACAGGGAAAGCTTCATCAAGGTCAACTTCTTCACTCTTTGCTCTTTTCATTTGAGCCGCTGTAGGTGCGCCCTTTTCACCCTTCTTTCGCATTTTTTCACCAGAGCCTTTTTTAATTCTCTCTCTTTTCTTGTGAATGTTTTTCCACAATGACTCATCTATGTCATTATCTAAACTCTCTCCCTGCACTTGTTTTGCAAGGTCTTGGTCTGCTCCACCCCATGTCCCTTTACTTTTAGTGATAAATGAGTTGACCCTTGCGAATGCCCACTGTTGAGGTGTAGTGCCTGGTCTATGTCCTGTTCTCCATGCAGCCATTCCACGGTCATATACTTTCTTTAATATACCATATGCCATACCAGATTTTTCTGACTTGTTGACCAATCCCTTAATTTTTTTCTCATCAAGTTGATATGATTCATCTACCTGACTATCAATGTAATCAGCCATATCATCTATTCTACTCACAGCAGTCGCAACTTTGTTTGTCCACCATGTGGGGAGACTATCTTGGTTATTGAGTTTATCCAACTCACCCTGCATTTTCTCTAATGCTTTATAGGCAATCGAAACTTTATTCTTCATTGATGCAACATCAGTGTGACCATCCTCTGTCAACATCTCATCCACTCTATTGAGTAGAGCTTCATTCCTTGAGAGAAATGCAGCAATTGCCATATCACGGCGTTTCTTCTTTGACTTACCCTTAAACTGTGGTGCGTCTGACTTGTAGAAATCTTTTACATAATCACCAGCATCAGCATCTTTGTCAAGTTTTTCACTCTTGCCAAATGCCTTCTCTTGCCATTCGTGAGACTTCTTGTCCTCTTTTATAGGACCACCAGTTGCCCAAGTGTCACAACTTCTTGCAGAGTGACATTTGAAATGGTGCATCCAACAATATCCTAATCTACCAGAATCATCACTAACAGAACCCGGCATACATTCTTCCATTCTTGGGGATATATCAAAAGCAACACAATTTGCACACTTAGATTTCTTTGCAGCTTCGACTGTAGTGTCCCACTTATCTGCTAACTTCTCCCAATAATCACCAGGCTCTTTAACATTCAAAGGACCATACATGTGATTGTCTCTTGTGGCATTTCTATTTTTTGTGTTTAACGCAACATCTTTTGTAGCTGGTGGACAATCTTCCTTTTGCTCACCAAACATCTGTTTGAACTTCTTGGTATGTTTAGATGGTTTCGTTTTTAATTTTTTATCGCCAGGAGCTGGTTCGTATGCTCTTGGATCATCATCACTCATTTTTGTTTTCTTGTCAAAATGTCTTGCACGAGCTTGTTTTGTAGATTTTGCCAATTCTTTACCACCAGCACCTTTTGCAAAATACTTTGCTGGTTCTGTGCCAGGGCTATCTTTTACATCTGGGTCTTGTTTTACTCTACGCAACTTTTCCATTTGAAGAACAAAACTTGTAAAACTATCATCACTTTCAACCTGATATTCTGCTTCCAACTCTTTTGGGAGAGTGCCATTATCAACAAGTTTATTGATGTATTGAACGGCGCTTCTACCATTGATATCATATTTGCTGGCAACTTGGCCAGCCCTATACGCCTTAGTTCCCATCTTGGTTTTATCTGTTTTCATTAAATTAACATAATCACTAAGCATTGCCTTATAGTTTTTAGGATGGCGCATTTGATCAATTTTTGCTAAAGTTTTTTTAACCCATGCCACTTCATCAAGTCTAATATCACTTAACCACGCTTTATGAACCTTACCATCCTCTGCCATAAATGAAATGTAGTTTGTTCCTTTACGAACAATTTCACCCGACATTCCATTTGCCTCTATAATATCACCCACATTCCAAATCTTACCTGTGAGATAGTTATCTCTCATTTCTTCATAAAAGTCCAGTTCGCCCATCATGCGCTCTTCACGAATACCCATATTCTTGCGAACATCTTTATATAACTTCTCAACATCTTTGAAACTAGATGGGACGCCCTGTTTGAAAGAATCTAAGTCACCCTCAACAGCAGCTGCTCTCATCTTGGATGCAGACATTCCCTCTACACCTTCGGCATCTGGATCACGCTCTCCAGCAGATTTCACTTCTATATTATCAAAACCATAATAACCATGCTTACCTTGCACCCCATTATACTCATTTAAGAGTCTATCAAACTCAGCGACACGATCAGAGCCAACAACCATAACGATTGCTCTATGACCTTTATCATGTAAGAATGTTGCAACCTCAAAGATATTTCTTGCTTTTGATACTGTGATGTTTGTTGCATACTTGCGAAACATCTTTTTCATGTATGCAACTTTTAGTGCGTGAGGTAAAGGATTCTTTTTGGGGTCATTTGAGTGTGATGGAAACACATACATTGGTGCGCCAGGATTTTTACCTTGTTCTTTGGCAACTGCATCTATGACTTTTTCGTGCCCGATTGTTGGCGGATTAAATCTACCAAAAGTAAAAACAGCTGTGTCACCTCTTGCTTCTATTAGTTCACTGAATTTTTTCATCACTAACTCTCATCTTTTTCTTTTGCTTTAAGGCTTGCAATTCTTTCAACTTCTTTAGCTTTCATCTTCTTTGCAGTCTTTTTTGCTACTTTATCAATTTTAGCGCCAAATCTTTGTAGAACAACTTGGTCTGCTTTTACTTTTTGTGGCATTGCCATGTCTTTGTAATTTGGATAGAGTTTTTTTCTAAAAGCCATGACTGTTTTCTTCTTAGCGGCGGCAAGAAGTTTTTCACTACCTCGCACTCGCATTAAAGTGCGTTTCTTTTTTGCTTGAAATGCTGATGATTTTGCAAGTTTTGACATACGCCGAGCAAGTTTTTTGCGTTGAACAACATTAACGACTTTTTCGTCTAGATTTGAGAAATCTCTAAAGTTTTTCATTTATTTGTCCCATGCCTTTATTGCTCATTTATATCTAGGGTTAAATAGCCACCTTTATCAGACACTATTTTCCAAGGACACATACTTTTGGGTGATCGACTTTTGAGATTTTTGACCAGATCACCTTTAACTACGAGTAAATACACAACATCGCCGGGAATGAGCACTGGCACCTCAATACCCCTGCCTCGAAAATTAGAAATTTCCCGCACCATTTCTCTATTAGATAAAACATCGCCATCGAAATCAGGTGCTCGTTCGATGGCCATCTTTCTGCTTTCTAATAGGCCTTTAAATGTTTTCATTTACTTATCCCATGCCTTTATTGCAGTAAAGTTATTAAACGAGAACTCCATACGATCTACAAGTTTAACTGCTCCACCACTCACTTTATCAATAGCAACATAACCTTCGGGATTGGTCACTTTATAACCATTGGGTGTACGAATAAATGTATCTGTCAATCCCTTTACACTATTTAGTTTTTTAACAATTTGCATTTTTGCGTCAACCAGTAGGTTCTGAAAAGTGATGACTTGAAATAAATTTGCAGTGTGTTTTTTCACCTCTCTTACATACTCTTTTTGTATATTTGTATACTTTTGCTTACCCTTATCACTTTTTACTTTGTCAATCTGTTTCTGAATAGAGTCAAACACCCATTTCTCATAACCTTTTGCATGTGAGCTAGGATTAGTAATCTTCTCTCCAGCACGAACTTTACTGTTGTTGTAAGTTTTTAAAGATGCACCAGCGAGAACACCTGTCATACTGTCCTGTAGTTTGAGGAATGCTCTTAGTTTGGGACCATTAATCTTATTAAAAGTTCTACCAACATCTGATAATATACTGGTAATATCTGCTGTTTCTTGTGATGTAAATGTGGCTTTACCAGATACATCTTTGTATGTCGCATCATCCATCCATACAGAAGGTGTTTTGTTTAACTTTGATATGTTTGCACCAAACGATGCTTTCATATCCTGTAGTTTATTACCTGTATATGTTGTGTGCCAGACAATACCTACTTTAGAACGCAAAATAGTTTTTCCAAAATCACTATTTACAGGAACAGCATATACTATCGTATTTGGTTGAAATGTGATATATTTGACACCATCAATCGCCTGTGGTTCCAAATCATCAGTATACATGAGATCACCCTGCAATACACCTTCGATACCTAACTTTGAAAACTCTTTGAGTGCAACTTTGAACTTGGAGTTAAGTGCCCCAGACAGGTCATCATCTATCTCTGCCGTTGTTTTATATAACTTTGGATTTACATTGAATACTGATTTCTTCGCAACAAAGAAGTCACCTGTCTCTGGTTCAACCCCCGCAAAGATAGCAGGGGCACCATCCCACTTAACAGTCATGTTCACAGAACTTCTAGCATCACCAGAAAGCATATCTCTCAAGGAGCGTAGAAAGTTCAATGCGGCTCTACCACCATCAACACCAAAGTTGAGTATCTCATCCTCTAGGTGTTCAAGGTGAAGATTTTTTCCTGCCTTACTTTCTGTGAGCATTTGTTTGAAGCCAATCATTCTGCACCAAACATTTTTTCTAAACCCTCTAACGTGTCTAAAGTATGATCTGATTTTGCAAGAGTTCCAGTAAACCTGCCATTCGCATATATTGCTCTGGTT